CCTGAATCTTCTAAAAGTATATTAACGTAATCTTTTATATCGTCTTTCATTTTAACTATTTCCTTTTTCTTTTAGGTTTTACTTCAATTTCTTCTTCCTTTTTCTCTGTCGGTAGAGTTCCTACCTCCCCGTCAACGACGGGGGAAGTAGGGTCTACAACAACATCATCAAGGAAATTACTTTGATCTAATGCTTTTTGCTGAGCTGCTGCTCTAGCTCTATAAGCATTCCACGCTGATAATCCCATTGATAAACACCTCCTTTAAGGTTTTTTATTTGTCATTTTCTGAATTTCTCGTATATATAACATTTTCAACATCTATTGCAGTTATTAAACCGTTTTGTATTGTTAATGATGTTATATTTCCGATTTCTTCATTATCACTGTTATACACTTTTTCATTAGCAATAGGAACTACTGAGTTTGTATATACAGTGCCTGCCGTTTGATTAGTCCACGCAAACTTTTCAATACTGCTTGACGGTAATTCTACTGTGATTGTCGTATCATCTGTTAAAGTTGTACTTCCACTAATTGTATGATAACCGCTTCTAAATACTGAAAAGGTTATAGTGCTTCCGCTAACCGCCTTAATAGATGTCCTTTGACTTCCATTTATTACTACCGTTGCATCGTTTGGAGTTACATTTACTGTAAATGTCCAATATACGCTCGGTGGTGGCGGTGTCGGACTATCATTTCATAATGTGTGTACTAATTTAACGATACCCATTTTCTTAACATCTGCAACTCTTGACCAGTTTGCACCAGTAGCAAGTTCAGCATTTGAAGGAGTTGCACCAGCCAAAGCTGAAGCAGGTTGCCAAGCCATTCCTTGCGGATGTAATACATAAGCACGTCTAGTAATGATAATATCAGTTGATGCAAGGCTATCTCTATCAGTTTCAAAAGGAGTTAAAGCTGCAGGTACGCCTTCGCCTCTTGCTACTGCACCTTCTGCGAATAAGTAAGTTGTATATTTTGCAGGAGTTGAGCCACTAGCTGCTACAACTGGCAAGCCGTCATCAATAATTACTCTATAACCCAAATAAGTTGGGATTTGAACTTTTGACTCAGCTGCCGGAATGAACTGAATTACCTTGTCTTTTTGTAAATTTGTATAAGTTGCAGAGTGCATTGCTAATGCAACTAAATCACCAGCCGCATCACCTTTTAACTGTTTAGCATCAAGAACCGCATTTGCTGAAATTGCTGTATTAGTTTCACTTGTAATATCGTGAACTAAACCTGACATATTAGAAGCACCAAAAGCACCTTCTAAAACTGAAATAAGAGTTTTTTGTTCTTGTCTAACACGGTAATTAGCAATCAACTCACCAATTGCTTTAATAGGTTCAGTTCCTGATAATGCACCTGCTAATTCAGTAGCACCCCAAGCTTTAATTCTTTGTAATACCGGAGCTACATCTTTAGAAGTTGTAATTCCAGCTACTGTTGCTGCAGTTTCGCCAAGAACTTCATCATCACCTGCTAAATCATTGAATACAGGCAATGTAACGGTTCTACCGCCACCTGTTACTAAATCATTCAAAATAGGGCTTGCAGAAATAATCCCTGATTGTACTAAATTTGATAATTCCGCAGTTCTTCTTATTACATAAGAGGCAAACTGTTCAGGAATAAACGCCATATCGGCTAATTTCGTTGCTGCCATAATAATTTCCTCCTGTTATGGTTTGCATTTGTACTAAAACTAATTGCCACCTTTAACAGTAGGTGTAACTGATGCCTTGCTTTTGACTAATAAGTGCAAGTTACTCAATTACTGTGTATTATAGCCGTGCCGTCCTTTGTTGCCGAGTGTCCGTTACTCCGCCTTGCTTATTCGGGGCAAGTTCCCTGTTTTTATGAAATTATGAGAAAGTTACCAAGTTACAGGATAATTAGCTGCTTTTGCTAATTGTCTTGCTTGTTCGGGATTTTCTTTAATCATTTTGAACTGTGCATCAATGTTATTTGCATCTTTAAACGGATTTTCAACTATTGGAGCAGTGCTGCCAACTGTCATTGGTTGACTAACAGGAATAGTTGGTTTTGTTGGTTCAGTCGGTTGTATCTGTACCATTTTCATAACTTCTTCTAATGCCTGTTCAATGGTACAATCCTCTGATACAAGACCTTTAGCCATTTTGACTAGTTTTGATACCTCATCTGCTGGCTTATTAGACATTTTGCTTAATGCTGTGATAATAGCTTTGTTTTCTGCTAATTCCGCTTTTAAAGTGTCTAATTGCTTTAATTGCTCTGCAATACGGTCTTGCTCTGTTAGTGAATTTTGGTACGCTGTCTTGATTGCGTCTAGCTTATCTTCACTATCAATACCTAGCTGTTTTAACAATTCACTACGAGCTTTGCGTTCCGCTGTGCCTCTGATTTTAGCCGTTTCATTGTTAAAATCTTCCTCTGTTTGAAATGTTTTAAACGCTTGTACTACCGCTGGAGTTGGTTTTACCGGGTTAACCAGTTCCGCTGGTTGTACTGGTTGTACTGTTGGTTCTGTGATTGTTGTTGTTTGTTCTGTCATTGTAGACC